CTCCTCCTCCCCTGCGGGGTTTTTGCACAATTTTGGTGCTATGAAATTTATTTTTGACAGATTGGTTTTGTAGACGGCGTGTGTCATATGTACTTGCCGTGAACTTTGAATTCGGATTTTGAAAATAAATGGCGGTTTGCGACATAGCAAACCGCCAATTTACCGCCAACTAATAAGCAAATAATTTAAAAATTACTTTATTATCAGTAGCTTACTTGGTGGAGGCGGCGGGAATTGAAAACGCCGCCGGTTGTGTTTTGTGTGGTTATCTATAGAAATATCAAGGCCTGCAGGCTGTTTGATTTTTTATAATTGGCGGTGAGTGGCGTTTTTTGGCTGTTGTTACCGCCAATTTACCGCCACTCATTTATCTACTGATCCGTTTAAGTTTCATCATCGGGAATTGAACCGGCGTCCGCTATCGGATTGAGTTTAACGGCGTCTTGAAGATGATCTGGTGACAAATGTGCATAACGCATCGTCATGGATATATCGGCATGGCCTAGAATCTTCTGCAGCGACAGGATATTCCCGCCTTTCATCATGAAATGACTGGCGAACGAGTGGCGCAGGATATGGCTGCACTGGCCAGCTGGCAAATCCAGATCAGTCCTGGCCACCGCGCGGCGAAATGCACCGATACAATTATCGAATATCCTATCGTCCGGGTTTTTATAGCCGCAAAACCGCAGCAAATCCGCATAAAACCAAGCATCAAGCGGAATCGTGCGGGTTTTTTTACCCTTGGTGAACTCAAACGTCACCCGGCCAGAGTGCAACTGCTTAAACCGCAACTGCTCAGCCTCGCCCCAACGGGCACCAGTACGCAGACACAACTGCGCAACATACCAGGTAGACTGGTTCTTACAGCCGGTTTTTATCGCATCCAACAGCGTATCGATCTGATCGCGCGACAAATACGACAGCTGACGCTCCTGAATCTTAATAAAATCCACTTCAGACAGCGGATTATCAAAATCTATCACCCGCAGCTTGCGCAACTTGTTAAACACCGACGACAAATAGCCATGGTGATTGTTAAACGTCTTTTGAGACAACCCGGCCCGCAGCCGAGCCGCCCGATACTGCACAAACTGCTCAGCCGTAAACTGACTGGCAACAGGATTCTTCAGCGCGGTAGCTATATCCAGCAAACACACGCGCCGTCGCTCACCATCCGACAAATTCAGGCCGTGATACTCAAACCACAACTCCACCAGCTCTTTTAACGATCGCTGATCAGCATTGGCATTAATCTTGGTGGCATACCGGGCCAGATACTCACGCTCAAACTTTTCTGCGGTAATGCGATCCGGAAACGACTTTCTGACACGCGGAATTCCCTGCCTGTCTATCTGGGCCAACCATTTACCGTTTTTATCTTGTTTTACAGTCACTTAATACACTCTAAGCATGTGTGTGCGCGTGCGTTGGCGGTTGATGAAAAAATTTTTGGAAAGGCCTTCGGAAAGTCATTACCAGCCAAACCACTCAGTGGCTTTTTTAATATTTATCATGACTATCAATCACTTAACCATTAATATTACGCTGTTTTTTTTATTACTTTTTCCATACCGAGACCATACCCGGTAATGACATTCGGTAGGGTGTTGGTAATGAAACTTAAAGTCACGAATAACACCCCTCAAAGCCACGGCTGACGCTGTATTGAAGATTTTTATAAAAAAAGCCGGTATGGTCAGGTATGGAAAAAGTATGGAAATTAGAAAACTCTAATATGATTTTTAAGTGATTGTTATTAATGCACAAAAAACGCAAAAACATTAATTAAACAGCGTTGGTATGGCCGGTAATGACTTTCCGGAGGCCTTTACCAAAAAATTTTTTTCAAGCGGCTTCATTGGCTTCAAACTTCACTTCACCGGCTTTCAATTTATCCAATGCATACGGCATAGCCAGCGCGTAAATATCGACGATTGAATAATCCTCATTTGGCCACCCGCCCGCGTTATACATTGACTCTTCAATACACCGCGCCATTAACCAAAGTTGATCTTGAAACATATCCGGATCAATTTTTTCCCTGAACTGCACCAAATGCCTGGGTGGATTAGGGCGATTTTTGGGGACGATGAACATCTCACCCCGCCCAGTCAGCAACCAATCCACGCTAACGCCAAACTGTTCAGCCAATACCCGCAGCAATTGACCGCCCAATGGGTTATCGCCCCACATATAGTTATTGATGGTACGGGCCGATATGCCGGTTTTCTCCTCCAACGTGCCTGGGCTTTCTTTCAACTCGCCCAACACTTGTTTAAATCGCTCGATTTCCGCTGATTTCAGATTAGTTTTTCGTGCCATGGGTACTCCTACGGCCTACGCCGATTTCTGTGTTTGATTTGCAACATCCTTGTCATCGTCTTTTTTGGCCGCAAGGGCCAACTTACCGATGGCCTCTTGCACCTCCTTGGGGCAATGCTCCAGGTTGTCCAGTAAAGCTTCCTGTTGTTTAGTGAGATAGCGTGCGCCCGGTGATGAGACGCCGCTTCCTGATCTATTACCGCTTGATATGTATTGCAGATCAGCACCGAGCGCCGCAAAAGCCAGAAGAATATTGCTACCTGGTACAGCCTGCCCCCTTTCATATTTACCCCACATTTCTCTTGATACACCGCATTTCAAAGCAGCCGATTCCTGCGTTAGTTCAAGCCGCTCTCTTTCTTCGGCAAACCTATCCGCATTAAAAAGAGAACTTTTTTTATCTTTATCGGTTGACATAGAGAACTATAGTTATCATAATTAACACAACTTAAAAACATTACTTAAAAACATGACCATGATAAACCAAACAGAACCCATGCACCCTGCAAACATCAAGGCTGCGCTTGAAATTGCAGGCACCAATCAAACAGAAATAGCCTCAGAACTCTCCGTATCGGATACGGCTGTAAACCACGTAATTACAGGCCGTTCGGCGTCACGCCGCATCGCCGAACACATCGCCCAAAAAATCGGCAAATCCATAGAAGATATCTGGCCCGGTAAATACACCGATCAGGCCGCTTGATTGCGCCCATGTGAACAATTGTTCCCATGGCTGCATTAAACCTGCACGAACGTGCAATTGGTATGGGCTTTTCAGCCCTAAATTTGAGGAGAGAACATGATTTTTACGATCAAAAACGCACAGATACTGCCTGACAAACAAGGCTTCTATAACCTTGATACTGTATTTGAAGTTTTAAATACTGAGTCTTTCATAAGAAATTCAACAATGGCAGGTCGTGAACGTGTCAGACCTATTCCATATTTAGAAAGCCAATCCGCAAAGCAAGTTACACACGCGGTTTTGAATGAAAACAGATGTGCTTATCGTGTTGAATTTTCACCAACAGGCGGCGTATTTGTTTGTAAAGAGTTGTTAATTGATTACGCCAAATATAGATCACCCGGTTTATTTGTCGATTTGGTAAATCAGTTATTCAGTCAGCCAGAAATAGAAACTGATTCAAAAAACAAACATGACAACCAAGAATGTCATGATTTTTTAGAGTTATTTTTTGAAGCATTCCATGACATTAATTTTGTATTGGAAGACCAGTTAAACCATTCAAATAACCCTGATGAATTGGCTATCAATATCAGCCAAGCCACAAAGTTTTTAAAAGATGGTGGCGTAGAAATGCCTTATCGAAAATGGATTATTCGATATTTAAAAAACCACCGTCTTTACATCGGCAATCGTTCCATTAAATCGAAAGTATGGAATAAAAATTGTTGGTGCTTCATTTTCAAACGCGGCTAATCCAATGAAACTCCACGCCACCCTCCTCAACCCAGGACCGCTAACCAAAAAAGAAAGCACCGTCCTGCTGTTGATGTGCGAAGGCAAGATGCGCAAGGAGATTTGCGACATCTGCCACCGCTCGTACGGGTGCGTCAGTAAACAGATCGAAGCTATAGCCGGAAAGCTAGATGCCCATAGCGCCGCCGAAATCGTCGCCAAAGCCGTCGGAAGTCATTACGTCGACATCACCATCAAGGTTTGGCTGCTGGCCATGCTCTGCCAGTGCTGCCTGATGGATACACCGGACATGCGCCGCCCGCCCGCGTCGCCACGTCCACCCATAACCCGCTGCCACACCAGGCAGCAAACCCCGCGTTTTCAGCGCGATGTGTGAGGAGAACAACATGGACATCAGCACGACTCTGCAAAAATTAACCGTTGTTACAAAACGTGCGGATGAATTTATAGCCGCCAACGCGCCGTTACTGCTCGGCAAAAACCGCAACAAACTGGTCGACCTGTGCACCGTGGCCCTGATGGGATACGAAGACCATGTATTTCACTGGGATCAGTTGCGCAACATCGCCCACGAACGCGTCGGCCAATTCGAGCACGGACGCATTCCCTGGTTTATCGATATCGATCGATCAACTGCAAACGTCGTCACCATTGCCCACGATGACGGCCAGCGATTCCAACTGGAAATAGGGCAACTGTTACTTACCAGTGTTTTAGCCATCAATTAGGAGAACGTTATGTCAGCCCTACCCAAAGCATCGCTGGATTATGTCGAAGATCCCATCGACCACCACGTACCGCGCCACATCACCATGACAGGCCATATGAACTATCACGATTACATGGCTGAAAAGATCGCAGCAAAAAACGAGCGCATCGATCACCTGGAATTGTGCAATCGATATCTTGAAGACGACATAACGACTTACCGCGTGGGTGTAGTCGGCCTGCTGATTACGCTTGGCATCGTGTTGTACCAATGGTTGGTGGTATGCAATGGCCAATCGCCGATCGGCTACTGATTGGGTCAACCCGGCCGACCTGGACGCAAAAACCAAACAGGAACTCTGGGCCGGCCTAAAACAACTGGATCCCGCACTGGCAGACATGCTGGTTAATGATCCCAACATTAGCGCATTAAAAAACAGCTTTTCGGCGTTTGTGAAATTTACCAGCGACAACGCGCGGCGTTATGTGATCGAGGGGCGAAAAGTGCTTGAGGAGAAAAACCATGTCAAACATTAAGAACACTTTTAGAGCCGAACAGATAGAAGGCCTGCAATATGCTGTGGCGGTCGAAGAACTTATCAAAATGGCCCGTAAGGATTGCAGCGCCTCTCGGGTTTGTGCCCAGGTCTTACTCAGCGCCTATAACGGCGATGCATTCCAACTGGACATTACCGACTTATGTTTGCTGGATGATGCCTATTACGACCACGCTATGACTGTGATACGCGGACGCATCGAAAGCCGAATCGAACCCAATGAACTGATTGTTGATGGTAGTTTGGTATTTGAAGAACTTTGGAACCAATGGCGCAGTTATCACGTTAAAAAACGCGGCAAATCGAGGGCAGCCGTATGAACACCAGCGCACTAGACACCCAAATCGGCGGCACTCATTACAAAAGCTTCGCCATCCAACCCGTGGTTTACAGCCACAAAAACCAGCTCAGCTTTTTAGCCGGTTGCGTGCTGAAACGTCTTTGCCGCTATAACCAGCCCAGCGGAAAAGGCAAGCAAGACCTGGAAAAAGCGATTCACGAATTGCAAATACTCATAGAACTGAATCACGAAATAGCCGACGAACCGCCGGCGTTCTTAACCTCAATAAACGATTTACGCATCCATCCCGCCACATTCTGTCTGAAAAATAAACTGGACTATTGGCAACTGATCGTCGTAGAGCGCATCACGTTATACAACCGCGACGAAGGCGGCGCCTACATGCTGCAAGAAGCGGTAGACATGATCGCCGACATCATCGCCGAAAAATATCCAAATTAGGAGCGCCCCATGTGTCACCAACCGCTCAGCGACAAAGGCTGGCTTAGGCAGTATTACCCCCAAGCCAAGCCCGCCGACATTGAAAAATTTATCGAACGCGTCGGCATGAAAGTCGACGATGCCAATCCACCGCCGGATGTGCTGGCCAAGGCACGTGATGAAGCGTTGAAGGAGCTTGGATACCAATGATTAGATTAGTGAGTGTTTCAGGAGGCAAGGATTCAACAGCAACACTATTGCTGGCTTTGCAGCGTCATACAAAAGAAGAAATCATGGCGTGTTTTGCGGACACCGGCAACGAACACGATATGACGTACGAGTATATTGATTACCTGCAAGAAAAAACCGACGTCTATATCCACCGAGTGAAAGCGGATTTTTCTGATCAGTGGCAACGGCGGATTGATTATGTGACGAACAAATGGCCAGAAAAAGGCGTTGAACCTGATTTGATTGGGAGAGTTCTTGACTCTATGGCAAAAGGGCCGACCGGCATCCCGTTTCTTGATTTGTGCATTTTAAAAGGTCGCTTTCCGTCGACTAAAGCAGCGTTTTGTACAGAGCAGTTAAAAATTTATCCAATTACAAATTACACGCTTGATTTGATTGATCAGCATGGACCGGTTGAAAGCTGGCAAGGCGTGAGGGCTGACGAGTCACCCAGAAGAGCATTATTAAATGATCGAGAAGATAAAGGCGGCGGATTAACGATTTACCGGCCTATCCACAAATGGACTGTTAAAGACGTTTTTGCAATCCACCGCGAAACCGGCACAAAACCAAACCCGCTTTACAGTCTTGGGATGAATCGCGTCGGTTGTATGCCGTGTGTGAATTGCTCAAAAGGTGAGTTGTTAGAAATTTACAAGCGCTTTCCTGAGCAAATTGAACGGATTGCAGAGTGGGAAAAAATTGTTAGCATGGCTTCAAAGCGTCAGGCATCAACATTTTTTTCAGCATTAGGCGATACAGAAACCGCATACGAACGCGGCAACATATACAAACAGGTCGAATGGAGCCAAACCAAACGCGGCGGTACGAAAATGGATATTTTCAGCGTGTTTGAAGAGCCTGCGGCATGTTCGTCTAGTTATGGGTTGTGTGAATAGCATGATTGAACGCATCAACCCCCAAATAATCCAACGCCTGCAATCGCCGCCCTACAACGCCAAGCTACGCGGCGAGCATTTGCGCGAAGGCGTTTGCCCCAGTTGCGGCAAAAAAACCCTGTGGACATGGATCGCCACGCCCGGCATGATCCAGTGCAACCGTACCAACAACTGCAACTTTGCCGCGTCCAGCAAAGACCTGTTTCCGGATCTGTTCGAGAACCTGAACAAAAAATATCAGGCCACGCCGGAAAACCCCAATGCCACTGCAGACGCCTACCTGCATTTAATTCGAGGTTTCGACCTGGCTAAAATAAAAGGTTGGTACAGCCAGGGAAAATACTGGCACCCGCACGGCGACAAAGGCACCGCCACGGTGCGGTTTTATCTAGACGCCGAACAAACCGTCATGTGGGAGCGTTTGATTGATGACGTCACCATCACAGATGAAAACGGCGACCAGGAAACCCGCAACAAAAACTTTAAAGGCCGGTTTAAAGGTTTGTGGTGGCAGCCGCCCGGCTTGGTGATCCATCCCGGCGATTATGTGTATTTGTGCGAGGGCATTCTGGATGCTATCGCCTTAAACCTTAACGGCCTAAAAGCCTGCGCCATTATGTCCAGCGGCACTTTTCCCAGCGAGGCCATCAATCCGCACCTGGGCAAGGATGTGAAATGGATTCTGGCCCTGGACAACGACGCCACCGGCCGCCGCTGTCTGAAAAAACATGCCGAACGCCTGCAGGCGATGAAAGAAACCGTCGGCGCTATTATTTCGTCAGAAACCGAAGAAAAAGCCGACTGGAACGACCTGCATAAACTGCGCAAACTCACCGAAGACGACCTGCACGAATATCATTATTTAGGCCGTGTCGAGCTGGCGAAAAGCTACGTGCAAAAAGCCCTGGTGATGTGGGAGCACGACCCACGCCGCACCTTTTTTGTGTTCACATTCGGCAACAGCACCTACTCATTCAAGATCGACCCTACCGAGTATGAAAAAGCCGTCACCAAAGAACATGAAGAAGATCCACTCAAAGCCGAAAGCAGAGCCTTTGCCCATGCCGCCAAAATTAAAGAAATTGCCACCTTCAAGATGGATTTCCTCTACTTCCAACAACCGGAAAACGGCGAGGACGGGCAGTATTTTTTCAGATTCAACTTCAGCAACCATGCCCCAGAAATACAGCTGCCGTTTCCGGGCAAAACCTTTGGCGCGTCTGGCGACTTTAAAAAGGCCGCCATGCAAAAAGCCCCCGGAGCCCAGTTCACCGGTAGCGGCCCCGATTTGGACTACCTGTATAAGCACTGGATGGGACGTATCCCCAAAATCGTCACTACCCTTGATTATGTGGGATACGACAGGGCTACTGGTGCTTATGTGTTTCCTGATTATGCGGTGCAAGGCGGCAAAATCCTCAACGTCAACAAAGAGTCGTTTTTCCAGTTAAAGCAAGGCGGCATCAAAACCACCGTCGACATCAAACAAAAACTCAGCACAAAACCGCCGGTTGATTGGCTGATGGATTACCAAACCGCGTTTGGCGTCGGTGGCCTGGTGGCGTTGTCGTGGTGGTTTGGCTGTTTGTTTGTCGAGCAAGTCCGCCACCTGCACCGCAGTTACCCGTTTATGGAAGTGGTCGGCGAGGCCGGTTCTGGCAAATCGGATATGGTAGATTTCTTGTGGAAGTTGCTAGGCCGTGAGGGAGAGTCCTTCAACCCCAATTCCTCCACGCTGGCCGGCCGTACCCGCAAAATGGCGGAAGTGTCGAATTTACCGGTGGTGTTTAACGAAACCGACAACGAACAACTAGCCGAAAACGCCCACCAAAAGCGCTTTAACTGGGACGAACAAAAAGACCTGTTCGACGGTGAATTTGGCCGCGTCACCGGGCAAAAAACCCAAGACAACAGCACCAAAAAACCGGTATTCAAAAGCGGCTTGATGATCGTGCAAAACGTGCCGGTGATTGCCTCTGAAGCGATCATGACCCGGATTGTGCATCTTAACTTTGACCGCTCCCACCACAGTTTAGATGGCAAGTTGTCATCCGACAGACTGAACATGCTGGACGTGGAACAAGTCAGCGGCTTTTTACTGCACAGCGTCAGCAAAGCCGAAGCGGTGATGAAACAGTTTAGCGAGTCCTTCAAAAAACACCGCGTCACCCTGCAACAAAACCCCGGCATCAAACTGCAAAGGATCGTAGAGAACCACGCCAAGATCATGGCGTTTACCGATTGTTTGCGGTTAGTGCTGCCTATCACCGATTCAATTATCAATGATATTCACCATTTTTTAATCGATATGGCGAAGGTACGTCAGGGGTCTCTGAACCAGGACTGTGAGGTTGTACAGAAATTCATGATGTTGGTCGACCACTTGAATAACAGATATACAAATGACTCTGATGAGTATCCAGTCGTTGAAAGAATTAATCATTGCCATGATTTTGAAAATTATCTTGGGATTAATTTGATTGAGTTTGTTTCAGAGTGTTCAAGCATGGGAATCCCTCAAAAAGACATACCCACATTGACGGATTTGAGAAGGTATTTACCAACTGCAAAAGCAATAACTTTCGTAGGGACAGAAAGTATAAAAAGCCGGTTTGGTGGCAATAAATGGGTTTTTAAATTCCACAAAAAACCAAATCGGTAAACATTAACTCCGCCGGTGGCTGCCCACCAGCCGCAAGCGGGAATATTTAGGCAATGCCAGCGTCAAGAGCCGGATAGAGGGGCGAAATGTGTGGTGTTGGCGGTTTAAGAATTGAGGAGAGATTTATGAGAACACCTGCAATGATTGATCATGACAACAAATTAAAAAAACAGCAGAAATGGGTTTCGCCGGCAAATATGCCTAGATGCGATTGTTGTAAGTATTGCCACAATGAAAAAGATGCTTCAAATATTTTGGTATGCAAATTTGATTTACTTGGATTTATTACTAAAGCAACAGCTTCATGCGCTGAATTTATTCGTATCGATTATCCAAAACGAATTAAGAGGAAACCAAAGGAAAAGCGAATTACTGAAAAACAGCTTGGATTTTATTAATTTGAAACCAGCCACGTAGGGTAGGCACGGTTTATGTGCCCACGCGGATCAAACCAAACAACAGGAACAACCCCATGACCACTAACCCCCTAAAAACCGGCGATTACATCATCCACTACTACAACCGCTACGGATCCCGCTTGAAGGATTTGGAACAATCCGCTACATGCTTGGCCATGGCTCAGGATTTAGCCGCTCACCGCATAGACTCAGCCAATGGCGACTTCCACGGCGAACACTACCTACCGGTATCGTTTGTCGTGGATCGGCGCATCTTCAACTCATTAGACAAAGGAGCATGACATGGGCACACCCCAACGCATTTTTTTTGACGACCATGCCGACGCATTAATCCGCAAGGCCTACCAAACTGGGCATAGAAAAACAGGCCTGGTTAAGCAGACTGCAGATAAATTAGGCATATCGTTAACCACTGTGCATCGCCGCGCCGTGTTGTTGGGTGTTGTACGGGCAGCGCATAAAACGCATATTGTCTGGACCGATGCCGAGGTCGATTTATTAGAACAGTCTGCTCATTTGACAGTGAGCGGCATTATCAATCGATTAGTCAAAGCCGGATACCCACGCCGCACCGAACACAGTATTTTGCAAAAAATGAAACAACTGGGCCTTGGTACCCGACAGTCTCGCTACGATGCCGGCATTTATTCCATTAAAGAGCTGGCCAGATTAACCGGCATAAACTGCAAAACCCTGCAAGGCCACATCGCCCGCGGCTGGCTAAGAGCAAAACAGCGCAGCGGTATTGATCAAATTGAATATGAAATAAAAGCCCAGGATATTAAGCAATTTTTTCAAGACCATGCATCACACATCGACATTGTACGCTGTGATAAATATTGGCTGATTGATGTACTGACAGGGCGAATTAAATGAACCGATTAACTGAAGAATATGAGCACGAAATCAGGCGTAGCATCAATCCAAAATACATAGACACTCAAGGCGCAGAAAGCTACGAACGCAAAGCCCTGCTAGATGAAATTGACCGGTTACGAGCGGCGATCTGGCAAACCCTAGATGAAAACCCGCATTTGGCCGACGGCGATGATTGCACGTTGATTGAATTGAAGCGGGCTGTTTATTTTAAAGAGAGGGCATGATCATGAAAAAATGCGACTGCACCAGTTATTGCGGCGACGATCCACGCCTATCCAAAAAAACCGTGGAACCCTGCGACGCGGTAAAACGCGCCAATGCGCGCGAACAAATGCGACGTGATATGGCCGACTATTTACGAGACATGGCCAGACGTGAAACCACCACGCCTGACGACGCCATCATGCTGAGAAAAGCGGCGGGGATGATATAACGCCGAACTAAGGCGCGCCGACGATTGATTTTAAAATAACCGCGACGCTTTCCGGCGTCGCCTTGAGTGCCGTGTTATGCGGCAAGGAATTAAAATGCAAATGATTACATTTCCAATAAAATGCTTTTGGGTAACATGCCGAGAAGACAAGGATTTAAACGAGGAATTTGGCGTTACACAATTTGATGAAGCTAATGATTACCTTAACCAACAGCGGGAACTTTGGCCTGGAAAACAAATTGAAATGATTGCGGAGATTGAAACATAACGCATAGCTCAGGCGCGTAGCGTTAGCAGAGTCGGCTGGAGCGTTGGGTTAGCCGTTTTAGTACTAAAAATATTTTGATTTAAGTATTGACTTTTATCTATAAAGGTATATACTATATTCAACGTTAAGGGATTGGCCATTAACGAAAACTGGAGAGCACAAATGAAAGCATATATCTACAACGTTGAAACAAAAAAAGTTGTCGCAGAAATAAAAGGCGATGATAACAAATCAATTGAAGCTAAATTCTATGAAATTGGTTATGACACAGATGAATATGGATTAACCTACAGCCCGGCATTTGGCACGGTTGACGGGTTAATAACTGACGGTGATTTTGAAGTGATCGATGTCCGTGGATAAAGGCGGAAAACGGGAAGGAGCTGGCAGGAAGCCAGCTCACCCGCTTTTAAAAAAGGAAATGATAAGCTTAAAATTACCGCGCTGGCTAATTAATCGACTGGACGAAGAGGCTGAAAGCAGGGCGGTAATGATTGAGACTGCTTTGCGCGAAAAACATGGATGGACACCGCCAGATGTAGGCAGCTAACGCCGAACTAAGGCGCGCCGCCGACAAACTTTAAACAATACCGCGACGCTTCCGGCGTCGCCTTGAGTGCCGTGTTATGCGGCTAACTACTGAGGTTTCTATGAAAGTAAAAAATAATGTAGAAGTTGACAACTGGCTATTTCAGCACGCACAGATTCAAGGACATATTTGTGACGGAATAAAAGGCGAGGTTAATGGCGAAACCGTCAACGTTGCATACGTTGACCGAGACAGCGGAGAACGCATTGACATTGAATATTCCGCATAACGCCAGCGGTAACCGGCGCATGACAGCAAGCGAAGCGCCGCTGGCAGGCGTCCGTGTTGACCGCCGTGTTATGCGCCTGGCCGCACTCTTCGTGCAGCCGGACGGATGCTACGCGGGACTGCCGGACGTTGATGCTTGGCCGGAGGCGCGAGACGCTCGGAACTACACCGGGCCGCTGCCAGTGGTGGCGCACCCGCCATGCCAGTTGTGGGGAGCGATGGCGGTTGTGAATTACGCCAGATGGGGCGGCGACCACAACAAGCCCGGCAACGACGGCGGATGCTTTGCTGCGGCACTGGATAGCGTTCGGCGGTTTGGCGGAGTGCTCGAACACCCGGCGAAAACGAAGGCATGGGCAGCGCAAGGACTGGCGCAACCGGCTGCGATTGGTTGGCAGCGCACCATCGATGGTGGGTGGGTGTGCGAGGTTTGGCAGAGCGCTTACGGCCACCGGGCGAACAAGGCGACATGGCTTTACTACCACGGCACGAACCCGCCGTTTAATTTGCGGTGGGAGAGGCCCGCAGGAACGCACCAGATTGGTTATCACGACCAGCGGGGTAAGGCAGCGAACAAGCCGACCCTCGGCAAGCGAGAAGCGAACGCCACGCCTTTGGAATTTCGGGACGAACTGCTGCGCTTGGCGATGATGGCGCATAACGCCTTAGCTAACCCGGCGGAGTGAAACGACGCTCGGTGTTGAGCGATGTGTTATAAGGATAACCAACAACTGGTATTTAATATGAATAAACAAGTCGTTAAGTTTAATAGCATACAAGTTTCTGATTTTCTAACAACAATGGAAAAGCATGGGTTTTATTTAGATATTGAAAGTGATGCGCAGGCAAGCGCTATGTTTAGTGAACTGTTAATTGAAATGACGCTATCTTTAGATACAGAACAAGTTGATGCATATAGCCAAGCCTTATAACCATTGATTATCAGGAAAATCTGCCTGATAACCTGATATTAACCGGGTTTTCGGGCAAACTTTCGCGCGTTAATGAAACAAATCGCCCTGCATCAATTCCTGCCGCTGGGCTTTGGTCAAATGGCCGATGATATGCGCGGCCAGCTGCTGGGTGTTGGTGAGCGGTGGATTAAGATAGTTTTTAAACGCCTTGGTTTCCACCCAGCTGGCGCCGCATTCACGCGTGTTCATACATTGGCAATAAAGATCAGACACTCGATCGGATAAATCGTTACGTGATGTGATACGGCCTTTCGTGCCGCAGTTTGGACATTTAACCAGCATAGCCACCTCCTCAAGTGATGCCATATTGTAGCAAACACTCGGAATAAGGTGTTTTATGTGGGTAATATCCGGTTTTCGTTTTCGCTACAAGAAAACAAGCACCGAATAGTAAAGTTTGACAAACCCAATGTTTCGGGCCTAAACTGGATTCATCACAATCCGATAGCGGTCATCCGCACCAGAAAGCCTGGCGGTTTTTTTATGCCCCGAGTTTTATGATCCCGAAATCCGTTTCGGTATCATCCGTACAATGGGCGGGATGACAGGACGAAATACAATACCTTCGGGGAATACGTCCGGCAGTCTATCGGCTGTGATTGAGTCCCGCCTGCCCTCATATTGGCAAGCATTATCAATACCGATAGGTGACATCATGTCTGAATTTAAAACCCTAGCCAATCCATTCCAATTAGAAACCTTAGACGTTCGCACCGCTGTCGATGACAATGACAACGTGTGGTTTTGTGCCAAAGATGTTTGCACAATTTTGGACATTACTTGGTCAAGTCACACGCTCGATAACATGCCAGAAAGCTGGTTTATGGTGGTAAATCTCACCACCATAAAAGGCGAAAGAGACACGTATTTTGTCAACGAATCCGGTTTGTATTGGCTTATTTTTCGCTCCAATAAACCTAAGGCCAAATAGTTTGCCAACTGGGTATTGGGTGAGGTTCTGCCCCAAATCCGCAAACACGGTTACTTTGGCATTATCGAAGGCAAAGACCGGCTGGCCTATTCCAAACAGATCGTGGAAATTACCGCGCGGTTGACTGTAACCACCGATGCCATGCTGTTTAAACTGCTGGCGGATGAGTTGCGGGATTTGTGCAATTTGGTCGGCCGCAAAATGCCGGACTTTGCTTTACTGGGCCAAGACTGCAAACAACTGGACCTTTTTCCTAGCGCCGGCAACATGCTGTTGCAAGGTGGTGCATGATGAGTGCTACCTTTGTCGGCCTAAAAAGCCAGATCATGGAACACATGGAAGCGTTGGAGAATGAGATTTTAGCGTTGCGTTGTGTCAGCGGACTGTTAAACGGCCAAAACGCACACGCCAACGCCGTCGAGTTGTCCGAATTGTCCTACATCATCGACCCCATTATTGAGCGGGAAAAGTCGATTTTGGACGACATCCGGGAAATGTTTAAAACGGTTGGGGTTTAGTGTCGTAGGGTAGGCACGGTTTATGTGCCCATGCGGGTTTTCATCACGTCCGCGTGGGCATTGTCATTCAGTACTACGCAACCGCGCGACCAACAGCCCGGCCAATTCCAGCAAGCCCAGGGCCAGGATAAAAACAATTATCACCGGCAGCATGGCGGCTTTTATCAATGCGTCGATCATAGTTTTAATTCCCAAATATCTTCCAGCTTGCCGATTTCCAGCAATATCCAGGGTTTCGGCATGTGGTGGCCTTTGGCCCGTTCGCAGCGGAAGACCGTCGCGCCCAGGGTTTGCAGCTCTGCAATTGCCTCCGGCAAATGCAATTCACCGTGGCGGCCGTTAGCCGCTTTTAATAACACCGTGTGCGGATTGTTCCACACTACGCTCACCACGCCTTCAAACGTATCGCGCTGTTCGTAGCTTTTGCCGGGCGCATAAAACCGGATACCGCCGGCCATGTGAAAATACTTTGCCGACATCACGCCACCGCTTGTTTCCAGTCCGGATAACGAAACGCCACTACCCGGCCGCCGATCTGTTCGTTTAACTGCAAAAACACCTGCTGCATGGCCATCACTTCCAGCTCGTGATACACCTCCATGGATTTTTGCAGGTCGCCGAAGCCGCCGACGTTGGCCGGCATGATGGCCACCAGGCCGGGATAGACTCGGTGCATGGCCAGCATTTCCATTTCCGTAACTTCCTTGATGGCGGCGTATTCATCCTTGCTGCCAATATTGCCGACTGGGATGATCTTTACCGGCTCTTTGTTGTTGCTGCGTGGGATATTCAGGTACAAGCTGCGGAAGTTTCCAGGGCCTTTGCTTTGCTTGACCTGATTCTCGATGGTTTTAGCCGTCGTATCATCCAAATTGGCGTCTGTGGTGACTAGTATGTAACCCATATGCGCGCCGTTAATGAAATACTTGCGGCGGAACAGCGTGGAATCTTCGCTGAGCAAAATCGATTGAATGCCGCCAAAATATTCCGGCACGCCGTAAATGCTTTGCTTTAGGTCGGTTTCTTTTAAATGCACCACCTCGCCCGGCCGGTATTCGATGATGTCATTAACTAATGACTGATGCGGCAAATTGTCACGCAACCGCACATAGACATTGGGCTTAATGCCTTTTCGCATCGACACAGCTGGCAATCTTTCCAGCCTGACTACCTGCCCCAGTCGATTAGTGAACTTTTGAAAATAACAATTGGCTGTGACCGCATAATCCAGCGCAGCATCGCGCAGCGTAGACAGGCTGAGGATAGGCGACGGTATAAACCATTTAGCGACCATGTTCTTTTTGAAATGCAGAATTGGCCCATGGTAGCTGTTGGCGCCCATTAAATTCGCCAAGCCGGTCATATCCACCGGCGGCCGGTAATAATCGCCGGACATGTCCAAAAATATGCCCAGGTAATCGGTCATGTTGTTGGATAGCACCGGTTCCGGATCGCCAAACGAGAAGGCCAGGGCTTGGCCGGTTGGCTCGGTGACTGTGTCGCTCATCGTCCTTCACCCCATGAATAGTGATTGCCATCTTTTTGTTTAAAATTTCCGCCCCAGGTGCCGCCTTGGCTTTCCCACCATTCGCCCAAAGGCCTGTGCGACTCGGTGTCTGGCAAATACTTGCCGTCTTTGAATAGGTTGATGTCGATCGCCAAGCGGTTTTTGTGATAACTCAGCGCTGCGCCATAGGATTTTTTCTCACCCATGACACCATGCACGCGCGGGTCCCGGTAGGCATCGCCCAGCGTGACCTCATAGCCCATGGCTTCCGCTTGGATGATTAAATTAGCGACTTTGCGCGCGAACAGCGATTGTTTTTGTCTCAGCGTCATAAGTTTTTCTCAACAATAAACGAGCCAATCTGGCTTCGCCAGGTGCCGCTGGGCAGCGTGACGCGGCCTTGCAGCTTCCAGGATTTTGGCTGATCGAAATCGCCATCGACCGACACATAACGAATCTTGCCGTCGGTGTCGTCTGTGCTGAGCACGGCGGTTTTGGTAACGTTGGTTTTGTCCGGTTTTTGCAGTTCTATCTGCAACATGGTCGCGGCGGATACGTCTAACGCGGCGCCTGTCTCGTCGGTCAGTGTAATTTCTAGCACGGTGCCGATATCGCCCACGTGAATGCTTGCGCTCATTTATAGCCCCAGGGTAAAAGTTTCTGTGCGTTTAATCGCCAGTGTTTGCGCATCCTGCCGGTTGTCGACAAGGTTAAACTGCGCCATTGTGGCAATGGGTAATGTAAACAGTAATCGTTCGCTCCATGACTCCAAACTGTCATCCAACAACGCGCCCGCACTGCTGGTGTTACTTTGCACGCTGTTGGCACCGGCCAATACATGGGTTTGGCCGATTGCGGCAATGTCGGATGCATTGCTTTGCGTGGCATTGGCACCAATCAGGTTGATCGTGCCAGCTGCAATAATGGCTGCGACGCTGCTGGCGTTGTTTTGCGTGCAGTCTGCTCCGGTGAGCGCATGCGTTTGCAGCATTTCCTCCGTGCTGCTGGTATTGGATTGTGCGCAATCGCCGCCGGTCAGTGTATGAGTCTGGCTGATATTACTGCCGGTGCATGTGTTTTGTTGCGTACTGCCTGCACCTGTCAGGTCGATCGTGCCATTTGTCGAAATTATGCCGACACTGCACGTGTCACTTTGTGTGCAATTTGCGCCGGTTAATACATGCGTTTGAGCAGTACCACCTGTTGAGCTTGTGCTATTTTGCGCACAGTTAGCACTATCTAAAATGTGCGTTTGTGAAATTGAACCAGTGTCTGATGCGTTTGATTGGGCGCAATCCGTACCTGTTAAATTGACCGAACTGTCTGCCGAAACACTGCCAGTGCTTGATGCATTAGCCTGTGCGCAATCAGCACTTGTTAATACATGCGTTTGCGCTATGCCGCCTGTGCCGCTGGTGTTTGTTTGGGTGCTATTATTGCCGGATAGTGTTATTCCACCGCCAGCCCCCACATCAAAATAGATTACTCGTTTTTGTGGAGCGAATACTTGCCAAGGGTTTTCTATAATTGCGTCTAGTAACCCCTCATCTGTCATCAGGCCCTTCCTTATACCTACTTGGTGTATGACGCCTGGAAAAGATCGTTGCCCAGAAAACCACATGCCGCCTACATGCATACGTAGGGGACTGAAATTCACCCCGCCACCAGTTCCAAGATCGCCTAAACTATCTAGCTTTTTAGGCCCTATAGGGGATGAATAAAATCTAACCCTACTGCCTTCATAATCACAAGCAAATAGCCAAGGAACCCCCACTTCTACAGTAGTTGTCCTGTCTGCTGATGTTGTCCAAGCTGGGCCAGAAATCATCATCCGGGCAACTTTGGTTGAAGGGAATAGTTCAATTGCTAACCCTGCACTGCCTGGGTCTGATGTTGCACGGAATATGGCGCACTCACCGACTATAGATAAGTCTGTAACTGTAAAGACAGCCCACTGTGCAAATCTATCTAAGTAGTTATCTGCTATTAAGTGAGTAGAACGTAAACCACCCGCACCTCCTTGTGCTGCGCCTGAGCCTGAAAGCCCCGTACCTATCTTGCTTACGCCTCTACTGTAACCGCTGCCTTCAAGCACATCTAGATTAACAACGCCATTTACAATTTCTTTGGTAAACGAAGGCCCTGTTATGTTCCATAGATAATCTATAGTGCCTGCAAAATTAGGAGATACTTTTACCTCGCCTTGCGGCTGCGATATCCTTCTACTAGGTAGTATCAGGTTTGGCATTTATTTACACCGTTACCGCATCAGTGATCTCGGACATATGCGCCTCAACCGTAACTGCCTGCCCGGTATTGCCTGTGAACTCTACTTCTAGGTGCATAATTGATGCATCAACTACAAATGGCTGTTCCGTAATATCCGATGCAGTTGTCCCGCCCCCAAAAGCCCACAAGGTTTTCCAGTCAGCCCCTGCGCTGGCAGCTGTAGGGGTAGCACCTGCATTGTGTGCAGCCAACACCCTACCTTCACATTGTAATGTTGGGCCAGTACCTCCGTTTGTGATTTTCATCGTCAACAAACCACCTTGCGCTGTACGCAAATCTACTGTACCTCTTGTGACTGCCCCTGCTGCATTACTCACACTAGCAACAACTGTTCTAGCGGTTTTTGTTAGTGTTGTGTTGCTCATAATTTGCGGCTCCCGTCATCGTTCCATATTTCTGCGCGGATATCTGTAACAGTAGGATTAAACGGTATAAACTCGGTTTTATTGGCCTGTGCTGTCAACTCCAAATTGTCGTTAATCACGTCGATTCGGCTCTTGAGTGTGTCGCCAAGCGAAAGCACATAGTCCATGTGT